AAATAACAAAAGCTAAAAATATATCAGAAGAATTTTTTCCAAATAGACTAAAGTTTACGACTAATCCTTCTTTTTCTAACCTTTCAGAAAAGGAATAAAAAGAGTGCCGGAGGAAAGTGCGGACCAAATGCTGGCAGCGGGTTTAGCTACTTTTTATGCGAACCCGCTAGGCCACGTTATGTACTCGTACCCGTGGGAGGACGATAGTTCCATACAGGTCGTCAAGCTGGCCCCGGAGTACGCGGATAGATTTGAATGCGAATACGGCCCTGACGTATGGGCTTGCCGGTTCCTAGACGAGCTTGGCGCCGAGATTAAGAAGCGCGGATTCGATGGGTTTACTCCGGTAGACCCAATACGGTTTGTCACGGCGTCAGGGCATGGTATAGGTAAATCGACCCTATCGGCGTGGCTGATTAAATTTTTAATGGATACACGGCCCTTCTGTAAAGGTACTGTGACCGCGGTTACGGCTGACCAGCTTCGAACAAAGACCTGGGCCGAAGTAGGTAAGTGGCACAAAATGTCTTTGACGGAGCATTGGTTCGACTATAATACGGGCCGTGGTAGTATGTCACTGGCGCATAAGGACTATAAAGAAAGGTGGAGGGTAGATGCTCAAACGTGCCGTGAAGAGAACTCTGAAGCTTTTGCCGGCCAGCATAGCGCTAGTTCAACTTCTTTCTATTTGTTTGACGAAGCTAGCGGTATTCCTGAAAAGATATACGAAGTCCGAGAAGGAGGATTAACTGACGGGGAGCCGATGATATTCGACTTCGGCAACCCGACTCGTAATAGCGGGCGGTTTTTTGAGAATTGCATGGGGCGATACAAGCACAGGTTTATAGTGCGAGGTATCGACAGCCGCAACGTAGCGATTACGAATAAAAAAGTCGCAGAGGAGATGATTGAGGATTATGGCGAGGACAGCGATATAGTCCGGGTTCGGGTCAAGGGTACTTTCCCAGCGGCGTCGAGTGCGCAGTTCATTTCGGGCTTGGACGTTGATAACTGTATGGCCCGAGAAATTGAACACAATTCAAACTCGGCGTTGATTTTAGGAGTAGATGTAGCCCGGCAAGGAAACGATGACAGCGTTATATACCCTCGCTGCGGGGACGATGCCCGGTCCTTTCCTATCCTTCGATTCAACGGGCTCGACGGCATACAACTTGCCAACAAGGTGATTGAGGCGTATAACGATTACTCGATGCAGGGCTACGAGGTTCATATCTTCGTGGATGCCGGAGGGGGATACGGCGGCAGCCCTGTAGACCATATGAGGTATTTAGGGTATAATCCGGTGGAGGTCTTCCCTGGCCGAACAGCCACGGATAAGGAAAAGTATCGGTATGTATCGGACGAGATGTGGGGGAAGATGAAAGATGCTATCAAGGGGATGCTTTGCTTGCCTGATAGGAAGACTCGTCATGGAGATGACTTACGAAGTCAGTTGACACAGCGGGAATTTGGATATGTCGGCGGCGGGACTCGAATTCATTTAGAGCCTAAGAGTAAGATGAAAGACCGCGGCTTACCCTCCCCTGATATTCCCGATGCTTTGGGACTAACATATGCTTATGAAGTGGCGCCTTCTTCTTTGATGATGGGAGTACAGAATCAGAAAAAGCAAGTTATACATGAATACGACCCTTTTGATATGTTAGAGAAAGAAGGAGTTTAACATGGGTAGTGCTGTTAGGAGGTTTAATAGAGCGGTGGGAAAGGGTGCAGACTTTATTGGGAGACAGATTGATAGTACGGCTGAGGTTGTATTTAATATTAATAAAAGTTTTAAAAGAGCAGATAAAAATATTAAAAATGAAATTAAAAGATTAGATTCTCCTGGAATAAGAAAATCTTTAGGTCTTGGGAAACACGGACAAAGACCAGGAAAAACTCCGGGGGTAGGAGAATTTCAGCCAAGTCAAGCTATTTCTTTCCCTACTTCATCAACGTCTACTACTTCTACTACCCGTAGCACTGCCGCACTCAGTCAGAGGGCCGCGGTAACTTCAACCGGACGAAGGTCTACTATTCTAACTTCTGGAAGCGGCCTTACTGGCACTCCGACGGCAACTACTAGAAAAACACTACTCGGGAGATAACGATGCCGCACGTAGAAGCATTGACCGATAGAAATTATTTCAGCAAAAGATTAGGCTCCATGAAGTTTGAGCGTGAAAGTTTTATCTCTCATTGGAAAGAGTTGCAGCAATTCATTAAGCCGCGGCGCGGGCGTTTCTTCATTACAGACAGAAACAAAGGTGGGCGGCGCTACCAGAGTATCATTAACAGCGTAGGCGGTCAAGCGCATAAGATTGCTACAGCAGGGATGTTCGCCGGCATTATGTCCCCCTCTCGACCCTGGTTCTCCCTGGGTACATTTGACCGTGACTTGATGGAGTTTGGCCCGGTCAAGGAGTGGCTCCGTAAAGTGGATCTTCTTCTCTTGCAGATTTTCAACAGCGGTAATCTGTATGATATGGCGCCTACCATGATTGGGGAGCTTCTCCTCTTCGGTACTGGATGTATGCTCCACGTAGACGACTTCAATGATGTAGCCCGTTTCTACACTCAGACAGCGGGCAGCTATATGTTCGCACAGAATAATCGGCTGGAAGTAGATACGCTGGTCAGGGAATTTGAAATGACTTCTCTTCAGATGGCGCGGCAGTTCGGTAGTAAGAATATGAGTTCGGCAGCGAGGAGTCAATACGACCTTGGCAACTACGATAAATGGTTCCGCGGTTCTACCACTAGGGTTATGATATGACGCATGACCATCAAGATGGTCTAAATTCCATTCTTCTTGATGTTTAGCGGTATCTACGGGAGTACCTGTGACATTACTTCTTATTACGGTGTGCATATCCCCATTCGCAGCAAACTCAAAAAAGACACCATTATTGTCATCGAAATACCCTGCCCGGCGAGTAACTCCCGTACCTCCTCCAGATAAATCTAAAACAGCCGTCATCATAATTAAATGAAATTTTCCGGGCTGATAATTAAAACGTTGAAAAGTTTGCCGAGTAAAAACTCCTGCTGTATTAATAGTGGAGGTAAAGTCAATATAAGGTTTTGCCGCGGTAGGAGTAGACGCAGTAATATTTGCTCCAGACTCTAATACTTCATCCCAGAATAAGGGAGAATCGTCAGCCTCTAAAAGTTTAGAGTCAAATAAGGTAACGGCGTTACTTGTTCTAAATCTACCAAAAGCGTCAACCGATGGTCCATCATGAGTGGCTATTTTAACTTTTCCAAGATATTCTCCCGAGTTATATTTACTTCCATAGATTGCTCTCTCACTAACTTCTACGATTGTCTCTTTAGGGTCGTGAGGCATATTTGATACTCCTATCCAAAGTTTTTATCGTCTTCTTGAGCTTCTTGTTTCATTAAAGAATAGTAATCGGAGGGTAGCTGGTGAAACTCCGCAAGCAACCACAATCCGATATCTCTACCCCCCTCAAATCTAGCCATACCAGAATCAGGAGCGCTCTGATAAACACCGCATTTAGAGATTACCCGCCAGAGAAGGGCACGCCCCTCCCGCTGGGATAAAATACGTTGCAGTTCGTTGTTATTCTTGTCTTGCAATCTTTCAAACTTAGTTTTCCTTTTCCTTACCTGTTTCTCGTCACCGACTCCCTGATTCTCTTCCAAACCTTCTACAGCATCCTCCTCCGACATTTTTATGCCTCCTCGTCAAATTCTTCCCCAGATGAACTAGCTATACGCGCCAGAGCGTTATCGTCCCCTAGTTTAGCATCTGCCGCAGTCTTGGCGATATTAGCCGCACTCTGCGCTTGCTCAAAGGCTTGCTGCTCCGCAAGAGCTTGCTGCTCTGCCGCTATACGCTCCTCAACAACATCGTCAGGACGTACCAATCGCGGGGGCGCCCCGATGGCCTGGGCAACTTCGTCAATGGCCTGGAGTGCGTCGAACTTATGCCGGACTTCCTCAAACCCAAGCTCAAGCAATCCGCCCGTGTAAGCCGTCAGTCGATCTATGTCAGCCGTAGCAACCGCTCTCTGGGCTTGGGCCAGGGTAGAGATGTATTCGACTCGTAGTGGGCTTCCCTGCAACTCTTCTGGGGCAGGGGGTAAAATGCCGGCCCTCTCAGCCTGTTTAAACGTCCGGTCAATCAGCTTGTCGAGGAATTCGCGCTGGAACCGCTGAAGGGTGGGGCCAAGCTGAAGCAACCGCTCCTGATTCCGCTGAGATAGTTCCAGTTGATTCTTCGGCTGGATTCCCTCCATATTGGAGATAGCCAGGAACATATCGACAAAGAAAGCCTTGTTGATACGATTTTCGACTTCCGCTATGTCGATTCGGATATCCTGCATATTAGCGTTGACCTGATAGATGGGTTTAAGCACCTGATTCCCACCGGCTGAATAAATGGTCAATCCACCAGGGAGGGTACTTACCGGCACGCTACGAAGACTAGGTGGGCCATCCAGAGGAGGATTCACTTGCTTATCGAGCAACTGAGCCTTACGCTTCTCCTCAATCTGCAACCCCTTAATATCGCCAAGCGCTGTCATGGCGGGGCAGTCAGTTCCATAAATGTCTTCCTGGGTAACATCCCATCGGGGACCGTACACCGGAAATTCATGAAATCCACTCTCTTCTAGCATTTTATTCTCTACCCCTACCTGGGGATGGGTGGATAGATTATTGCTATGCTCAAAGTACACCGACCTGAAGGGTCTAAACTTAGCAGCAAACTCAGCCTTTTTCGGGTCCGCGTTGGGATTGGGCTCAATGAAGTGAATCACCGGGAACCATTTATCGTAGTTGCCAAGGTCGTATTGACTCCTCGCTGCCGAACTCATATTCTTACTACCGAACTGCCGCGCCATCTGAAGAGAAGTCATTTCAAAT